TTACCTCGTTGTGACGCGAGTGGAGACTATTGATGAGAATCCCGAACCCCCGACGCCTCCTGCGCCGACTCCCACGCCGGAACCACAGCCGGTTCCGCCTAGCCCGATACCGGACCCGACGCCGGTTCCGCCTCCACAACCTGCTCCGCAACCTTGGTGCCCGTGCGTCGGTCTGTGGCGAAAGCTAGGGCTGATACGGTGAGCTGGGTGTTGGGTGTCGTGATATTCGTCGTCGGGGCGATTGTTGGGGCGGTGGTTGGCTTGGCTTGGGCTGTCGTGTATCTGGACAGGCTTGCATCAAAATGAACTGGCCCAATGGTGGAGGCAGGATAACTGCTGTGGCGCTTCTGTGCGCCGCCATATTAGGAGGTTGCTGCCGTATGGTTCATACGCCATTGGGCGTATTTCCATCGTGCTTGATTCGGGATCTTGACGAGCCGGGTTGCGCACCTGATGCCCATTGGGACGGCAAGACATGTGTTCCTGATTCGGAAACAAAAAGTCAGGGCGTATAAAGTGAGTGCATGTCACTTGAAATGCAGAGAGAGTTAGCTGAAGTCATGCGATTTGCGATGCAGATGCACAGGAATATTGAGGCCAGAAACAACCGATTGGATCTGAATACATGAACTGGCTCCCCATCTTCCTCTATGTAGGCATAGGCGCATCCATCCTCGGTCTAGCGGCGTGGGCGTGGATATAAGTGAATTGAATGGCGCAGTTCAAAAATAAATTTGAAAGCGCGAGTGTAGAATGGCCAACTCCGCAAGAATTGTTTGATGAATTGAATCAAGAGTTTTGCTTCAACACCGATGTTGCGGCAGCGGACGATAACGCCAAATGTTCGCATTACTACACGAAAGAGCAGGACGGGCTAAAACAGGACTGGCGCGGCGTGTGCTGGATGAACCCACCATACGGGAGGGCGATGGTTGAGTGGTTGAAAAAAGCGATACGCGAAACGTGGAACGGGACTACAACGGTTTGCCTGATACCAGCACGGACAAATACTGCGTGGTGGCATGACCTGTGCCAGAAATACGGAGAAGTTCGGTTTGTCAGAGGGAGGCCGAAATTTGGAGGGGCAGATCACGGATTGCCGCAACCGCTTGCGATTGTGGTGTTTCGCGGAAGGCCGCAACTATGACGCATAACGGCCCGTTTGAAGTATTTCTATGGGTGTTTGTTGTAACACTTATCTTCGGCGGGTGGTATCTGATGGCATGGGCGTGGCTATGACCGACTGGGCAGACTGCTTCTCAAGCGTAGGAAAGCCAAAGACTTCAGACCTAGAGCGCCGCGTCGAGGAACTGGAGCGCAGGGTACGGGAGCTGGAGGCGCGGCCGGTGTATGTGCCTGTCCCGCAGCCCTGGGCGCCGCCTGGAGGCCAGTGGCCGCAGTATTGGCCGCCTCCGGTGATTACGTTCAGTGATGGTACGGCAAAGCCCGTTGATAGCGAGTATCGGGTTCGGAGCTAGGAGACCCAGCCATGTCAACGGAAATCGTCGGGACACAGTATGGGCAGCACAGTGGCCCCCCGCGGTGACTGGAAAAATCGTTCCCATGCGGGTGTTGGCTGGGCGGCGCTCGCCGCGGCCATCGTGCTCGTCGTGCTGGTGTGCGTGGTCCTCTCGGGCACTGGCAGTGGTGACGATTACGATGCTGCTGCTACCCCTGACGGGGTGCGTGAAGATGTGGACCTTCTACTTCGACCACATGATGGGATGCCGGGAGCCGCTACATGAGTACCCCGACGATCAGTGACCCCTGCAGAAAGCTCCACGAGCTCGACGCCAAGCGCACCCGCCTGCTCGGCGAGATCAACATCGCCAACGGCGTAGGCACCGAGCGGGACTACGCGAACTACCAGCGCCTGATGCGCGCGATCGGCAAGCCGCCCCTGGACGACGGAGATCCGGAGTGGTTCCCCGACTACAAGGCCATGCTGAATGAGCGCCTGGTCGCCATCGAGAACGAGGCCGAGGTCTACCGCGGCCAATGCCGGGAGGACAGGACGGACTCCTGGTACATGCCGAGGATGCGCCGGTTGACCAAGCCAGTGGCCGCGGTCCTCGCGCTGTTCGCCTCCGCCGGCGGGGGAGTGGCGGTCAACGAGTCCTCCAGGGGTAGCGAGTCCGAGCGCATCGCTGTCCTCGAGGCGGGCGTGGCGGAAATGCGGCAGGACATCCGGGAGCTGCGCCAACTGGTGCAGACCATGCGCTCTGTCAGCGCCAACTCCATCCCCGGCCGGGCATACACCAGCAACCCCATCCGGACCAACGTCATCCAAACCGCCTCCGGAGTGCCTACCGGCAAGCAGGGCGGTTGATCTACCAGCGAGGTTACGACATGGCCAAGAAAGCCTCTACCCGTCAGGGCGAGCGCCGGAAGGGCGGTACGAAAGGGTCGCGCCGCGCGCCGCCCAAGCCACACGGGCGGCCGCTGACCTATTCCAGTGACATAGCGAATGAAATCTGTGCCCGCCTCGCGGCCGGGGAGGGGCTGAACGGTATCTGCCGCGACGAACACATGCCGCCGGCCCCTACGGTACGCGGGTGGGTGATAGACGACCACGAGGGCTTTGCTGCGCGATACGCGCGAGCCCGGGAGATCGGCTGGGAGTTCCATGCCGAGGAAATCCTGCGGATGGCCGATGACTGCCGTGTCGGGCAGATCGTCACGGTCAAGGGCGATGGCAAGACCGAGGTCAAGTCTGCGGACATGGTAGAGCGGGCCCGTCTGCAAATCGACGCCCGCAAGTGGCTGCTGTCCAAGATGCTGCCGAAGAAGTACGGAGAGAAGATCCTGCACGGCAGCGACCCCGACAACCCGTTACCGACGCCCGTGATGACGGACTATGCCGCGCTGCGCAAAGAACTGCTGCGGGATGAATGACGGAAGTTCCCAAGTGTGACTACCGTCGCCTGCAGAAAGCGCCCTTCGGGGCCCCGCTGATCGACGAGTGGGACCGTTTCGAGAAACGCTACGGACGCGCCGAACTCGGCCGGGCAGACAGGTACTTCTTGCTGGTGGTTCTGCTGCACCGCAGGGATGCGTGGCACGAGTGGATCTACGCGCGCTGCCGTGAAGTCGAGGCAAAGCCCGATGGCCACCTGGATCTCTGGGCGCGCGAGCACTACAAGTCGACGGTTATCACCTTCGCAGGCGGCATACAGGAGATACTGCGCGACCCTGAGATCACGATTGGGATCTTCGCGCACACCAAGGGCATATCCCGCGCGTTCCTGGCGCAGATCAAGACCGAGCTTGAGACCAACGAGGAGCTGAAGGCGCTCTACCCCGAGACACTGTGGGCCAACCCTCAGAAGGAGGCGCCGCGGTGGTCGTTGGACGGCGGGATCGTGGTACGCCGCAAGACCAATCCGAAGGAGTCCACGGTCGAGGGGTGGGGCCTGGTCGACGGGCAGCCTACCGCAAAGCATTTCAAGCTGCTGATCTACGACGACGTGGTGACGCAGGAGAGTGTGAACACCCCACAGCAAGTCGAGAAAACGACCAACTGCTGGGGCCTGAGCGACAACCTTGGGGCCCGCGGGGCGGACGGCCTGATCCGCAAGTGGCACGCCGGGACTCGCTACAGCTTCGCGGATACCTACCAGTGGATCCTTGACCGCAAGGTCTTGACCCCCCGCATCTACCCAGCCACGGATGACGGGACGGTCAGTGGCAAGCCGGTATTCCTGACGCCCGAGGCGTGGGAGCAAAAGAAGCTCAATCAGCCGACCCCGATTCTCGCGGCGCAGATGCTCCAAGACCCCTCCGCGGGCAATACCGCGATGTTCCGGAAGGAGTGGCTGAAGTTCTCGGACATCCGGCCGAACACGCTGACTGTCGCCATCATGTGCGACCCCGCGGGCTCGAGGGACGTGGGCACCGACCGCACGGCAATCGCGGTGGTCGCGCTCGACGGGGCCCGAAACAAGTGGCTGCTCGACGGCTACAACCACAAGATGAGCCTGTCGGAGCGGTGGAAGGCCATCCGGGACTTGCGGGCGAAGTGGATGCGCACCCCCGGCATCCAGTCCGTGTACGTGGGCTACGAACGCTACGGCATGGACAGCGACATCGACTACTTTGAGGAGCGGATGTCGATGGAGCGGTTGTCCTTCGAGATCCAGCAACTCAACTGGACCCGAGAGGGGCTGAACAGCAAGGACGACCGGGTGCAACGCTTGGAACCTGACTTCCGCAACGGCCGGTTCTACATGGCCGCGGTCGCGGATGGCGAGACCAAGCTGCAGGCCCAGATGCGGGCATCCCATCAGGAGCACCGGATTTTCAAGCCGGTACGCCAGGTGGATGAGCACGGCAAGGTCTACAGCCTGAACGCCCGCTTCATCGAGCAATACCTGACCTACCCGTTCTCGACGTTCAAAGACCTGATCGACGCGGTGAGCCGGATCTACGACATGGAGATGGGCCCGCCGGTCTTGGTCGACGAGAAAACACTGATGCCGGTCGCGCACAGCGACGGTATGTAGGAGGGCACATGCCCTGGACCCCCGAAACATTCCGCAAGCGGCATAACAAGCGCCTGAGTAGCGGGCAGGCCAAGAAAGCCTCGCGCATCGCCAATGCCATCATCGGCAAGGGCGGAGACGAGGGCATGGCGATTGCCGTGGCGAACAAGCGCGTGAAGCGCAAAGGAAGGATAGGCAGATGAGCGACGACGCCCCGTACCAGCCCACCGATAGCCTGAACGGTCAGGCCGGCTATCCGGTGCGGTTCTCTCAGCGCCCGTGGTCGGCAGAGGTCGCGCTGGCCGAAGCCCTCGAGGACGACGTGGAGATGCGCAACAAGCGCCAGCCCATCGTCTACGAGTTCCGGGTTCCGAAGCGCGAGAAGGTCTTGAACCCCTACACCGGCTCATGATCCCCGCTCTCGAGGAGGTCCTGGCGGATGACGACTACGAGCGCCTTCCGCTGCCCGTGCGGATGCTCGTGACCCGCCGGGAGTACGAATGCTCACCGGATCAGGTGAAACAGGAAGTCGTGACCGATGCCTGCACGCCCGATTCGTTCGTTGACTGACCCCTTCGCCATGCCGGATAGGCTGACCGGGGAGTATTTCACGGACGGCTTCATCCTGTACTGGGAGATGTTCGACACCGCGCCCTGGTGCCCGATGTACCGCTTGGTGACGTACTACGGCGCATGAGCATCGCGTCGGTAGTGCTGGAGGACGATACCGAGACCCCGGCGCTCGTCCGCCAGATCCGCAACGAGGTCGGGACGATCATCGCCAAAGCCTACCCGGGATATGACTGGTACGTCGATGTGCACAACGGCAACGGGGTGTGCGACGTGAAGTGCATGAGTCTGGACGGGACATGGGGGTTCCGGTTCTTCCTCGACCGCTACGCGAGCTGGACTGATTTGAAGGCGGATCTGACCCGCGGGTGTGGGGAACTCTTGGAGCGATACCACGCCCGCCGGGCCGCCATGAACGCAGAGGAGATCCTGTCCTTGCCGGTTGACATCGCGGGCCGAACCATCGGAGAGAAAACGTGAACGAGGGCAACACAGACGCCTGGTTGTCCCTCGCGCGGGACGCCTATTCGGCATCGAACAGCTATTTCGAGTCCAGCGTGCGTACTCAGATCGAGGCAGACCTGCGTCAGTTCCACGGGATTCACCCCCTGGGCTCGAAGTATCACAGCGATGCGTGGAAGTGGCGCTCGCGCCTGTTCAGCCCCAAGACGCGCGCCACGATACGCAAGAACGAGGCGATCGCCGCCGAGGCGTTCTTCTCCTCAATGGATGCGCTGTCCATCCTGCCCGAGAACGAGAAGGACGACATGCAGAAGGTCTCCGCGGAGATCTGGCAGCACGTCATGCAGTACCGGCTGTCCAAGACCATACCGTGGTTCCTGACCCTCGTCGGGGCCTATCAGGACGCGCAGACCACGGGCATCGTCATCAGCCGGCAGTGGTGGGAGTACCGGAAGAAAGGGCAGAAGGTCATCGACCGCCCACGTATTACTCTGTTGCCCATCGAGAACTTCCGCTTCGACCCCGGCGCGAACTGGATGAATGTGGTGGAGACCAGCCCGTATCTGATCGAGCTGGTGCCGATGTACATCAAGGACGTGAAGGCCAGAACCAGGGCGCCCGCCGAATCCGGCGAGGCCCCGTGGCTCGAGGTCAGCGACGCCGCGCTGAAAAAGGCCGTCACGCCGTTCTCCGATCCACTCAGGCTCGCGCGCGACGCGAACCAGCGCCAGGACGCCAAGGCATCCCACGATCAGCCGATCACCGATTTCACTGTGGTCTGGGTCTACCGGATCACCGTGGAGGTCAACGGCACTGACTGGGTGTACTACACGCTGACGACCGAGCAGATGTTGAGCCGCAAGCCCATGCCTCTCGAGCGCGCAGTGCCGTTCGGGGAAAGGCCGTATGTGGTCGGGCAGTGCGTCATCGAGACACACCGCATCTACCCCTCTGGCGTGCCGCGGCTGACCCGGGCGCAGCAGCAGGAAATCAACGAGATCAAGAACCAGCGCCGGGACAACGTGACGTTCGTCCTGAACAAACGCTACTTCGTGCGCCGCAACAAGCAGATCGACATCGTGAGCCTGCGGAACAACATCCCGGGCTCCTCTACGATGGTCGAGGACGTCGAAAAGGACGTGAAGGTCAACGAGTTCAACGATGTCACGGGGTCCGCCTATCAGGAGGAGGACCGGGCGAACCTGGACTTCGATGACGTCGCCGGCGTGTTCTCGGGTTCCAGTGTGCAGTCCAACCGCCGGCTGAACGAGACCGTGGGCGGCATGAACATCCTGACGTCGAACGCCAATCAGGTCTCGGGCTACCAGCTCCGCACCTTTGTCGAGACATGGGTCGAGCCGGTCTTGCGGCAGGTCTTGCGGATGGAAATGGAGCTAGAGAGCGATGACCGCATCTTTGCCCTGGCGGGCTCTAAATCTGTCGGGCTCCAGAAGATGGGCTTGAATGCCGTCACCGACGAGATCCTGGATCAGGAGTTGACCGCGGTGGTCAATGTCGGGATGGGCGCGACCAATCCTCACCAGCAGGTCGACGTGTTCCTCTCGGCCATGCGCACCATCAAGGAGATCCTGATGGATGGCGTGTTCGAGAAATACAACATCCGGGTTGATGAGGTCATCAAGGAGGTCCTGGGCAAGGTCGGACACCGGGATGGCGGGAGGTTCTTCGATTTCGAGACCGAAGATCCGCGCATCACATCGCTCAAGACCCAGTTGCAGCAGTTGCAGTCCGCTTTGGACGCGAAGTATCCGCCGGAATTGCTCAAGGCGCAGGTCGAGAAGGCCACTGCGGAAGTCATGCGGGTCACCGCAGAGACCACGGAGAAGAACGTGCGGGCCATCTTCAGCGCCATGCAGGCCGCTCAGGTCATCACGGCCGTTCCCGCCACCGCACCGCCGGCCGACCAGCTCCTGAAATCCGCGGGGTTCCAGGATCAGGACGGCGCCCCGTTGGCCACCCCGCCGGCAGGTGCCGTGCCTGGGATCAGCGCCGGCAATCTGTTCGACCCGCGCACGGGGATCACCATCGAGCAGAACACCAGCCCCGGGCTGCCCGCTCCTCCTGCCTCTCCGGAGGCGGGCGCTGCGGCGGGGATCGAAACGCTGCGCGCTGACTCCGCATGAACGAGGACGTCACGGCCAATCTCGAGGCGCAGCTTCATTTCGGGATCGAGGTCAAGCGGTTTCTGGAAGGCAACGTCGGGCGGTTCCTCGTGGAGCGCGCCGAGCACGAGCGCCTGGACGCGATTGAGGAATTGAAGTTCGCGGATGCCGAGAACCCCAAGGTCATTCGCGAGTTGCAGAATCGGATCTACCGCGCCGAGTCAATCCAGTATTGGCTCGCCGAGGCGATCCAGGAAGCCCAACAGGCGGGCAAAGTCCTGAGCGAAGGAGACACAGATGGGTAAGAAGCGCGACTCTACCCGAGAGGGCGAGATCGAGGAAGTCAAGACCGATGTGGTGAATGTCAACGCAACGACCCCGGATGCAGATCAGGAGGTCAAGGATACGCCGTTGTCGGCACGGGACCGCGCCATAGAAGGCATCATGGCGACCCGGCATGCCGAGCTCGAGCGGGAATCCGGCCAGCCGCTCGCCAAGGATGAGGAGGAGGTCCAGGACGCCGATGATCTGCAGCGTCAGGTCCAGGCCGAGAACCTGGTCAGTGACATGGCCGCGAAGGTCAAGGTCACGATCGACGGCGAGGAGCGCGAGGTCACGATCGAAGAACTCCAGCGTCACTACCAGAAGTCCGAAGCCGCGGACAAGCGGCTGAAGGAAGCCTCCATCGCGAAGGCCGAGGCCGAAAGGCTTCTGAAAGAGGCCCATGAAAAGGCTGCTGCCGCTACCACCGCCACCGAGAAAAAGGCGGCCGAGGCAGAGGTCAGGCAGGCCGAGGAAACCGTCTCGGAACGCTCCAAGGCGTTCGTCACCGCTCTCTACGAGGGCGACACCGAGACGGCCGCCAAGATGTTTGAGGAAGCGTTACGCCAGGCGAACGTCAGGGAGGAGTCCAAGGCACCGGACCCCGAGGAAATCGCCAGCAAGGTAGTTCCCCTAGTACGTCAGCACATCAGCGTCGAAGCTGCGTTGAAGCAGGTTGAAACCGACTACCCGACCATCTGGAAAGACCCAGACTACTCGGTGCTCGCGAACCGCAAGGTGGACGAGTTGATGGCCGATCCCGAGAACCCGCTGCCTGAGGCAGTGGCGATCGTCAAGGCCGCCGAGTTCTACGCCGAGAAGTTCCGGCTGGACAAGTTTTCCGATGAAGGGCGTCAGACTGCCACAACCACGGCCCGCCGCACTGAGAAGCGTGAACGTAAGGCCGGTCTCGACGAGATCGAGTCGGCAAGCGTGAAGGCCGTTTCAGATGCGCCGGTAGACCCGGAATCTCAAGACCGCAGATCTTCGGCCATTGCCGAGCTCGCGGCGGCGAGAGGAAAGTCAATCGCGTAAATAACACGGCCTTCCTCCACTTTCTTTGTGTACAGGAGGCCATAACATGGCAGGTCAACTTTGGTTGACGAACAGTTTGGGCGGATACATGTACTCTGATCAGCTGTCCAAGGTGCTTCGTCACGCGGTACAGCCGCTCGTGAAATTCCGTTAATCACCAGTCAGCAACCCCGCTAGTTGGCGGGGACGGCGGAACTAAAACTTTGCTATATGCTGGAACAACCGGAGCATCCTGAACTACCAAAGTGTGAAAATGTTCAGGTGCGGTCAATCAGCAGGGAAGTCGATCTAGCGTGGTTAGCAGGGATTATTGACGGAGAAGGAAATCTCCACGCGCTAGTGCAGGAGAAAGACTGCGGGACATCCAAGATGCGATACCTATGTCCAAAGGTCCGCATCACGAATACAGATGTCCGAATGATACGACGCATATCGGAGATTTACGTCAGAGAGAAACTGACGTTCTTTTACGCTCTGAACAAGGTCTCTCGCTACAAAAACAAAAAGCCAACGTGGCGCGATCAGTTGGAAATAACTGTCGGAAGCCAGAATGGTGTAGCGAAGCTGTTGCGACTCGTCATTCCATACTTGGTCAACAAGGCTGAATACGCACGTATTTTCCTGGAACTCATAGACTGGGTTTCTGCTCAACCGAAACGCGGAAGGATGTCGCGTTCAGGAGTCAACTATACGGAACAACCTGAGTTTGCTTCGTATATGCAACGACTCTCTGATGAGAGAGCAGCATTCATCGACCCCTCAACGACTACACGCAGAGCAGGAGAAATCCTGAAGATATAGTCTGATCTGCATGGCGACATGCAGAGGCCAACGGAAACGATTGGCCCGCGCTAACGCGCAGTAACAAGTTGCAGTTCGCTGACATCAAGGACGCCGCTGTCCAGGGCAAGGGTAAGGGCGATACGTTCCACTGGAACGTGTACTCCGATGTCGCCCGTCAGGGTCGCACTTTGACCGAGACGGATACGATGCCGGAAAGCAACTACACGATCACGCAGGGAACCATGACGATCTCCGAGTGGGGCCAGTCCGTGCCCTACACCGGAAAGCTCGACGATCTGAGCGAGCACCCGGTCAAGGAGGTCATCAACAAGGTGATGAAGAACGACGCGAAGAAGGCGTTCGACATCGGCGTGTACAACCAGTTCGACGCCACTCCGCTTCGCGTCGTGCCCAGCGGCACCGGCACGGCCACGGATGCGGTGACGTTGACGACCAACGGCACGGCGACGCTGACCAACAACGTCGCGATGGGCAAGGGCCATGTGAAGGCCATCGTCGATCTGATGAAGGAGCGGAACATCCCGCCCTACATGCAGGACGACTACATGGCGCTCTCGCACCCCTCGACGTTCCGCACCTTCAAGAACGATCTGGAGGACATCCGCAAGTATTCCGACGCGGGCTTCCAGCGGATCATGAACGGTGAGGTCGGCCGGTACGAGAACTGCCGGTTCGTCGAGCAGACGCACATCCCGAAGGGCGGCGCGGCGGATACCTCGACGTTCGACGTGTACACCGGCACGTCGGACCCGTGGAACAACGCCAAGTCCTCGTGGGCGTTCTTCTTCGGTGACGACACCGTTGCCGAGGGTATCGTGGTGCCCGAGGAGATGCGCGGCAAGATCCCGACGGACTTCGGTCGGTCGCGGGGCATTGCCTGGTATGCGCTGCTTGGCTATGGGTTGATCCATACCCAGGCGTCGCAGGCCCGCATCGTCAAGTGGGATTCCGCTTCTTAACAGGGATGTGGGAGCGACCCCCGATATCCCCTATGGGTAGGCCGGCGCTGGCAGACCCTCGAGGACAACGCAATGAGCAACTTCTACGATGATGCAAAGTTCGGTGTGATCGAGCGCAAGTGGTTCGGTCTCACCAAGAAGCACGGCGGCGAGACCGCTACGGGCTTCACGTTCGGCACTACCGATGCCACCGCGATCACGCATCTGGCGCGTCACTACCCGAAGGGGCCGATCAAGCTCCTGAAGGCGGGCGCGTATGTGCTGGCGACCGTGGGCGGCGGCGGTACGGTGTTCGATCGCGTGCCGGCCCGCCTGCGGGTCAACGGTTCCAACGAGTCGGCGGAATTCACGATCTCCGACGCGGCGGCGCCGTACAGCATTTCGTCCACGACCACGTTCACCAACGACGTGGTGGACGCGGGTTCCTACGTCGGGTTCTACACGGGCACCCCGGAGTCCTCCAACGGCACCGCCGGCAATACGGCGACCGTCACGGGTTCCGTGGCGTTCTTCGTGGACTACCGGCGCGTGTTCACGTCGGACGGCAAGTGGGACAGCTAACGATTCACCAGTAAGGCCCGTTATTGGGGCGCTTCGGCGCCCCTTTTCTTTGCCGACTACCTTCGGGCGTCGGACTCCCGTCTACCCTTCGGGGCGACAGAAAGGCGTCAATGAAGATCGTAATGATCAGCAACCACAGTTGCATCCGTGTTCACAAGATCGCACTCCCGCTCATCGAGCGGGGCCACGAAGTACACCTCGTCGCCAGGAAGGCGGTGATGTTCAGCGAGCAGTACAAGAGCTTCCTGCACTACGCCAACATGGAGCAGTGCATCGAATCCGTCAGGCTTCATGTCAAGGACGCGGATATCTTCCACGTCCACAACGAGCCGTCGCACTACGTCTACATGGTCAAGGAGTTGACCGATAAGCCCGTGGTGCTGGACGCGCACGATTCCTATCTGACACGCTCCACCGTTGAGGAGCACGTCGCCGCGCTCGAGGCCGGCGAGCCGCATGTGCGAGTTACCGCGGAGGAGCGCACGGCCTTCCAGATGGCCGATGCGGTGAATTTCGTCTCGGAGTCCATGAAGGCGCAGGTCGCCTCTGAATTCGGCCTGGACTGCCCGATGTCGGTGCTGCCGAGCTATGTGCCCCGCTCGCTGTACAAATACCACTTCAAGGAGTGGATGGGCGGGGTGGTCTACGAGGGTAGGGTCACTATCCCCGAGGAGCACGAGGGCAAGCTGAACGGGACCGGCGCCTACTACTGCGACTACCTCGACTTTGCGCAGAAGGCCAAGACGGTGGGCATGGACTTCCATGTCTACGCCGGCCGGGAGGACGAGGCTTTCAAGTCCCTCTACGAGCCCCTGGCGTTCGTACACAAGGGCTACAGGTACGGGGATCTGCTGGACCAGATCAGCCGGCACGACTGGGGGCTGGTCGGTAATACGGTGCCCAGTCCGCAGTGGCAGGTCGCCCTGCCCAACAAGATGTTCGACTACCTGGCCGCCGGCATCCCGAGCGTGTGCATCAACGCACACGAATCCTCGGAGGCCGTCAGGGAGCACGGTTTCGGTATCACGGTCGGCAGTGTCGAGGAGCTGGCCGGGCGGTGGAGAGAGCACAGGCAGTGCAGGCCAAAGGTGTTCAAGGCCCGCGAAGCATTCGCGATGGAAAACCACATTCACCGCCTGGAGGATCTCTACGATGCCGTTGCCTAGTGAAGTCGCGTATTGGGAAGGCGTGGCGCGGAAACTCGTCACCGACGAAGGGGCGTTGAGGAAGGATAACGTCCACAAGCGCCCGCACCAGCTCAGGCGGTTGCTGGAGTATTGCTGGATCGACCAGCGGGTCCTGGAGATCGGGACCGGCAACAGCATGGTGGCTGGCGCCCTGAAGGTCATCATTCAAGGCCACTGGAAGTACATCGGCACGGAGCTCTCCGCGAGTTTCAGGAAGGCCGCGAAGGAGATGTTCTTCCTGGAGACGGTCGAGGCCGATGTACGCGAGATCCCCGGCGAGGGGTACACGCGGATCATCGCACTGGACTCTCTTGAGCACGTCCGCCCCGAACACAGGCTTGAGGGGTACGCGAAGATCGCGAGTGTGGCGGCCCCGGACGCGCTGCTGTTCATCCACCTCTCGCGCTCGGAGTCGTTCCACGATCCTGAATTCGACCATCCTTTCGGGCTTCGTGATCTCGCGATGCTCGAGGATGTCGGGTTCGTCCTGAACTCCTACGACCGCTACAAGTGTGATCTCCCGGATCGGTCTATGGACTACGCATTCGTGGTCATGCAGAAATGCGCGTAGCCCTCATTACACCGTGGGACAACGCCTGGGTGCCCTACTTTGCGCAGGCATTCTCTGCCCGTGGGCATGAATTCCACCACGTTCTGAAGCATTCGGGTCTGCCCGACGTGGACGTGATCCTGCACG